ACCCTATTCACGCGCACCACCTCAGACCCCGACGCGCAGCTAGACCTACCACCGCGCAAAGACCTAGCCCCCTATATCGCACCGGATGAGAACCAGCGCGAGCTCATGAAACAGTTAATCGAGATGCAAGCGGCGCGCGAGCTGAACGCGAGTAGTTACCGTGAAGCGCTAGAAGGCGCGAGAGGTTTCGAGAGCATGATAGCGGCCGAAGGCGCACCGAAGACGGCGCAAGCGCTAGGCATGAGACTAGAGCAGCTCACCATATCACCCGCCATATTCAGCGAGGCGTTCAGTATCCATGTGCCAGACTATGAATCACCTAAGCTGAGATGGATCATAGACATGGTGATGAGTTATCTCTCTGAGGACGAGACACGGGCCGCCGTGATCTTTTGCGAGTACATCATAGGTCTCACAGAGGCGCGCAAGGCCCTGATCAGACGAGGGCTCAGGAGCTCAGAGATTGACATCTACACAGGCGAGAGCTCAGAGAGCCAACGCGCCGAGATGACAACCCGGCTCAATGAAGGAGGCTCAAGAGTTCTGCTCGGACAGACACGCGCATTAGAGACAGGTGCAAATCTGCAGAAGCGCGCCGCGATGGTAGCGCACCTCTCAACGCCGTGGGCGCCGGACACCTTAACGCAGTCCACCGCGCGAGTATACCGGCAAGGGCAGAAGCGCCCTGTTATTGTGCTGAGACCATCAGGGTCAAGGCTAGAAGAGGCCAAGAACAAAGCGCTAACACGAAAGATCATGCAGAGCGCGAGCCTCACAGGAGCCCTGAGCGACGCAGACCGCGCAGTCATCGAGACGAGCGCAGACGAGCGAGTTAGACGCGCTCACTCAAGATTATTAGAGCGCGGGAGCTATGATCTTGATATAATACGAACACTTATAAAGTTAGAGGGAGATCATGAGCAGACTCAAGCTAAAAGGCCGAGCGGATCAGCTCGCGCGCCCTGAAATACTGTTTCAGATATGGCAACAGCTCACACTACAGAAGGGTTTCAGGCGCCGTTTCAGCGTCGAGGGCGTAGAGGGTGAGGTGGTCTTAGACCCGCGTGACACACCATCACAGGTCATAGACTTGATCAAAGCGAAGGCGGCGAAGGCGACGAAGAGCGCGCCAGAGTATCGCGGTGAGGTGGACGTGATCAAAGAGCTAGCCGGTGAGATGAGCACGCTACATAAAGCGCGCGTGAGCTCTCTCATGGATGAGCTTGACACGATCCTAGTGGGTGATCTTGAGAAGGGATATAAGCCCCCCGCTAGCGTCGCGCGCGAGGCGGCGCGAGGCTTAGAGCTGAGACGAGAGCATGGGAGAGGGGGCCTGAGCACAAAACAGGCGAGCGAACACGGGATAGGCTCAGGAGTACAGCGCGCGGTGAATCTTAAGAACCGCGATGAGCTGACTCTTAAGACTGTGAAACGTATGAAGAGTTTCTTTAACAGACACCGCACCTACAAAGAGCGCGGGTACCACCGAGACCGCACGAGCGCGAGCTATATCTCATGGTTATTATGGGGTGGTGACGCGGGTGATAAATGGGCTCAGAAGACCGTAAAGGAGAGTGACAAATGACTTGGAATCTAGCGCAGACCATGAGCATGATCAAGGCAGCCGGCCACAAGTACACCCATCGAAAGCTAGTGGGTAAAGATCCCAAGACAGGGCGCAAGCGCTACCGCTATTACTATGCAGAGCATCATGGGGGCGGGATCACAGGCGCAGCTTTTGAAGCAGGCGCAGCCTTTAAGCTCACATTCAAAGGCAGACGTGGACACTTTCATGTACAGCGCGTTGAGGGCGATAAGGTCTTTGTAAAGCACGACGGGCGACCCGGCTCTAAAGAAGTCGAGATGTCACAGGATGAGCTCAGAGCGCTCTTAAAGCGCCAGCACTCAAAGGCCGAGACCAAGAGCCGAGAGAAGGCACAAGCCAACAGACGCAAGAAGAAGAAGAGCCCTAAGAAGAGCGCTAAGAAGAGCGCTAAGAAGAAGACACCGCGAGAGGAGCCTCTAAAAGAGAGGCTAGATCCTATAGAGATGAAGAAGATGAGAGGGAATCTATCGTTTCTCAGAGGACAGTTAGAGGCGATGGATATCAACGAGAAAGGACAAGTCAAAGACCCTTGGGCAAGGGACAGAGCAGACCCTATGTATTATCAGGAGCCTACACCTAAACAGAAACAGACAATAGACGATTACAAACGGACTATAGACGAAATCGAAAGAAGAACACAGCCCCAAGGGTATGAGAAACCGTCGGGATTAGAGGCTTTCAAGGTTGCTCTCATACCTTATGTGAAAGGACTAAAAGACATCACCACAGGTAGAGGCCCCCGAGGAAACCCTGTCGTTACGCTTGTTGTAGGAGGCGGAGACCGAGAGGCCTTTGTTGCACGATTAAAGGAGACCTATCTAGGGGACGGAAATCGCACATACACGATTTCGGGGCCGAACAACGCCGATTTCAACGTATATCTCAGAGACGGAGAAGAGGCACTCGAAAACATTTATCTCAATCTCCTGAACCATCAAACCACCGTCAGTGAGACCGAAGAAAGACCGAGGGAAAAAGCAGCTAAGAAAGCAGCTAAGAAGAAGGCAACTAAGAAGAGCACTAAGAAGAAGACACCGCGAGAGGAAATGGTAGAGACAGCACCGCCCGAAGCACAGCCCACCGAGCCAGAGCCCACAACACCCCCAACCCCCCAACGATCCCAGACCGCGCAAGCGTTCAGTGGTATGGTAGACGCGATCAAGAGCGGCGATAAGGGCGCAAGCGCACAGGCGGCTCAGAGCGCTTTTAAGGCCGAGCTCAACAAGGTGATAGATAAGGCTGAATCGGGAGCACTGACAGCCACAGAGCGCGCTGAGCTGTTACCTATCGCTGAGCAACTAGTAGCGGCCACATCAGGCAGAGCGCGCGGGCTCATGACCGCCGTTAGAGATCAAATTAAGGGATCAAGCACATGAACTACTCACCAACACTAGCGCTCACACTTCTCAAGGCCGCAGGGCACAAATACACGCACCGAAAAATGGTAGGGCGCGACCCCAAGACAGGGCGCAAGCGCTACCGCTATTATTATGCAGAGCATCACGGCGGAGGCATAACAAGCGCAGCTTTTGAAGCAGGCGCAGCCTTTAAGCTCACATTCAAAGGCAGGCGTGGACACTTTCATGTACAGCGCGTTGAGGGTGATAAGGTCTTTGTAAAGCACGACGGGCGCAAGGGCTCAGAGCTGATCAGCTTGAGTCATGCAGAGCTCAGAGCGCTCTTAGAGCGCCAACACTCAAAGGTCGAGACCAAGAGCCGAGAGAGAGCCCAGCGTAAGAAGCGCAAGAGCACCAAGAGCACCAAGCGCACAGCACCAAAGACAGCCGCACCGAAGATCAAGCGCATGAGCGCAGCGGAGCGCAAGGCGCTTGATAGTGATCTCTCTAAAGCGCTGAGAGAGGGAGACGCAGACGCGGCCCATGAGCTCATCAAGAAAGACCAAATCGACTACGCGCAGACAGGGAACAGCGCGCTTGACAGCCTGCTCTCACAAGCGATCAGCGCGGGTGATGTAGAGACATTCGATGATGCCACTAAGAAGGTAAGCGGACGCGGTAAGCTCTCAGCGGAGCAGCGCAGCGCGCTTGAGGAGGCGACCGGGCGAGGCGTGTTTAACTCGAGCACTCAGGGTGATCTGAAAGTCTACGCTCTCAACAGCTCAGCAGACCCAGACCGCTCACTCACACTACTCGTTAAAGGTGATAGGTTCGAGCTTAAGATAGATGACTTCACGCCACCGAACGCACGCGATCAGCGAGCGATCCCCGAAGGGGAAGAGCTACGCGCGCCGGTACCTAAGCAGAAACTAGACAAGGCGTTGAGGGCGATACAGGAGCTACTCAAAGAAAATCCAGAGCTCGCTTCAGATCCCAAAATAGCCGCGCTCATAGGCCCGCAGTCAAAGCCCAAGCGCGAAGGGCGTACAGATGAGATGTTCATCACCATTGACGGACGAGAGCGGAAGGCTGAGTTTAAGTATCAGCTCATTGAGGCGGGCGACGCGATCCCCTCACATGATCCGCTGAGCTTCAGTAAGCGTGAGGACTACCCCGAAGGGATTCAGGAGCGCATCTATCATCAGGACCGAATGGAACAGCTCAAAGTACAGCGCAACGCGGGTAGCGCATACGAGCCTTCATACTTGATCAACACGAACCCAGACGCGACCAACGGCCCGCCGATTGTGACACCTGACGGAATCGTGTTAGGAGGCAATAGCCGAGTAATGAGCACTCAGCTAGTACACATGAACAACCCCGAAGGGCGAGAGCGTTATCGAGAGAAACTCTCTCAAGACGCGGCGATCTATGGCTTCAGTCAAGTAGACATCGACGCGATGGATCACCCAATGCTTGTGCGAGTATACGAGCCAGAGCAGACCGATAAGAAACATATGGCTAAGCTCGTTAGAGCCATGAATGAGAACAAGACACAAGGGATGGACGAGCGCACAGCCGGACGCGCGGCCGCCGCTAAGGTCTCTCAGCGCACGCTCAAGACACTTCAACAGGGCCTTGATAAGTTCCCGACATTCAGCTTTAACCGATTCATGACACGCCCCTCAAAAGCGCTCGACGCCTTTAAAGAGGCGCTATACTCAGATGGTATTCTAAACGCTCAGAACGCATCGCAGCTCATACGCTCACAAGACGGCACGTTTACCGCGACCGGCCGCGAGTTTATGCAGTATATGTTGACGGGCTATGTAGTGAACGACGATAGGCTTTTGCCCACGCTCGACTATGCGACAATGGAACAACTCACAGTGAGCTTAGGTAAGTTCGCCGCCGCCGGTATTGGCGAGGCTGAGCGCTCTAGTCTCCAGAACGCGATAGCCATCTACAACAACGTGATAAGCCGCGATCTACTCCCTCAGAAGGGCGGTAAAGATCTGATTCAAAAGCGTAACCGAGTTGTAGACATCATCATGCTAGAGGAGCAAGAGCTAGGACTTGCAGAGGCGGGCGCAGAGGGTAGTGATAGTGATGAGTTAAGCGTCTCGAAGATCCCTATTGGCGAGCTCAAAGAGCGCGTGAGAAAAGATCCATTGAGTAGCGCATTTCTCAAGATCCTCACACTCAATCCCGGAACTAAACGCCTTGAGAAAACCGTTGAGCGCTTCATTGAACTTGTAGAGGACACAGGACAATCTAGCCTATTTGGTGGTGATGAGGTGCTCGATTACACAGAGGCCGCTAGCAAGCTTGCTCAAGAGCTCTCAGAGACACATGAGATTGAGGCGCGGCTCTATGAGCTACCTGAGAAGACGCGCAAGGGCTCACCTCTACTCGATCTCTATAAGGCGATCAGATGCTAGTGTTGGACGCCGAGCGCCGCACGCGCCAGAGTATCGCGGATCATTATGACGCGCTCAGCGTGGAGCTCTTGGGCGCTCGCGCTTCGGGGCTTTCGCGTGAGCGTATCGAGGCGCTAGTGAGATCAGGACGCTTGAGCGCTGATCAGCTCAGAGGACTAGACGCGGGCGCGCTCGACGAGCCCATGAACCCTATACTCTTTATCAGGCTCATCGGTACACCCTACAGCCGCGCAAATCCTGATGAGAGAGCGCGTATGCGGACATGGAGCCTTGAGAGGTGGCGTAGACAGCTCACAGGCGCAGACAGGAGACCCGCGCGCCTGATACCCCTCACACCGGCGCCGATACAACGAGAGCCTAGCCCCTACAGCGCACCGCAACCGCCGAGCCCGCGCGCGATCCCTGAGCACTTCACCGCAGCAGAGCGCGCGGGAGTGGTGAGCGCGTTCGAGTTGGCCGGATCTTATATCAGAGGATTAGGCGCACGATTCGCAGACGAGGCGAGCGCTGATCTCTTCGAGCAGTGGAACGGTGAGCGCATCTTAGAGACACCCGACCCAGAGCGGCGCGCACAGGTGCTTAAGGTGATCCGCGAGGAGGTGGGAGCGGCGACGCTCACAAAAGACCAAGCGCGCACAGTAGCGAGGCGTATTAGACAACGCTCAGGAGACCTAGCGCGTAACTTCGAGAGGATCGCAGAAACAGAGCTACAGGCTACCCACAATGAGGGACAGATCGCGCAAGCGGTAGAGCTTGACGGGGAAGGCGCGCGCGTGGCCCGTATCCCAGAGAGCGGCGCGTGTAAGCATTGCCTTGAGCTCTTCATAGACCGAGAGACACAGCGCCCACGTATCTTTGAGGTGAGTGAGCTCATAGAAAACGCAACGAACATAGGAAGGGCGCGCGCGAATTGGCAGCCTTCCGCCTACCCTGTACACCCTAATTGCAGATGTGATACAATACCGGTAGGCCCCTCTCAGATTGTGAGCAGGAGCGGGCGTTTAGAGGAGTTAAAATGAGAATAGATTTAATCAAAGCTGAGATTGACAAAGACAAACCAGAAACCGCTAAAATCGCGGGCGTGATATCGACTGATGAGGTTGATTTACAAGGTGAGAGAGTCTTGCAGAAAGGCTTAGATTTCAGCTACTTCTTAAAAAAAGGCGTGTTCAATTACGAGCATCAATCGGGCGCGTCTAACCTCCTCGGATACCCCACAAAGGTAACGCAGCGGAGAGGCTACACCGAGGTTGAGGGCGTGTTACTCCTCGATAAGCCGAAAGCGCGAGACATCTTTGAGACCGCTTCAGCGATGAGGAAGGCCGGAGGGCATCGAACGCTAGGCTTTAGCGTTGAAGGACAGGTTGTAGAGCGCGACCCAGAGAACCCTAAGATAGTGACTAAGGCGAAAGTCATCAACTGCGCGATCACCTCAAACCCTATCAACCCCGACACATCACTTGAGCTCATCAAATCAGTAGCGGCGCTCTTAAAAGGTGTCGGATATCAAACCCCGAGCCAAGTAAACGGCGCATCTATCGCGGGCCTCATCCCGCAGCAACTCGACTCCACAGTGAGTAACGCAAGTTATAACGCCTTGAATGATGGGCGTTTAGCCTCTATAATCAAAAAATTATCAGCACTATACCCTAATGTAGAACCCGGCGCGCTCGCTCGCGCCGCATCAGAATTATCAGGAGTCCTTCATGAAGGCAGATGATCTAATTGAGATGATGACCGGCGCCGGTGTATCCTCGCGAGAGGCCGAGCGCCGCGCGTCCGAGTACCTGCGCGACCAAGCAGACACAGAGCTGTTTGAAAAAAGCCTCACAGCGCTTGACGGCGTGGCAGAGGCACAGCGCGAAGCCGAAGAGGCTCAATACGAGCGTCTCTCTAAGGCGTATGGTGAAGGTCAAGACACGGTAGCAGAGGCGCTCGCGCCCGCGCTAGACGCGCTCTTAACAGAGCAACGCGCGCAGAATGAGGCACTTTGTAAAGGTTTGCAAGGAGCGCTTGAGCTCATCAAGTCGCTCCAAGTCGAGGTGAAGACGTTACGAGGCGCGCCCGCACAAGAGCCCACCCCTATGGCTAAGAGCGTGACCTCATACATTCCCGCACCCGGAGAGAGCGCGCCCGCCGCGTCTCGGGATGACCTCTTTAAATCGCTCTCAGACATGACCGTTAGCGACCCCCAGCGCGCGGGCGAGATGATGGAGGCCGCCGCGCTTCTGGAGTCCGGCGCCGACCCTCAATCTATCAAAACTCGATTCGGCATCTAAGGAAAAATCATGCAAGGATTACCATCATCAGCGGATATGTCAGCGCTTATGGGCTCACTTCAAAAGGGCACCGTGGGATACCAAACACCCCTTGTACCCGCAGGAGACTCACAGACAGCGGCTAATCTGAGCCCGCTCATCCCCCAGCAGCTCGCGCAGACCTTGAGCATTGCTACATCTTCGATGCAAGATCTTAAGCTGTGGCCCATGCTCGCTAAGGTACAGGCTCAGAATACCGTTGTGGAGTACAACCGAGTGCTTAACCACGGCGGCCAACACAGCCCCTTCATCAAGGAGGGCGGCAACGCCGCGCTTAATCGCAGCACTTACGAGAAGGTAGCCACTAAGATTCGGTATATGGCGGAGCGTCGCGAGGTCACGGACCAAGCATCCATGGTCTCTATCGTAGGCCCTAGCGCCGACGCGATCGCTGAAGAGACCCGCCGAGGGACTGAGAGCCTTCTCCAACGCCTTGAGCTCAACCTCTTTCACGCTGATGAGACGAAGGACAGTAACGCGTTCAACGGCATTATCAAGCAGATCAGCGACGGTGGAAACGTCGCGGATCTTCGCGGCAAGGCTCCAAGCGCTGTATATCTGAGCGAGATCTTAGGGGCGCTTTACAGCGCGCCTCTCTACGGAATGGTGAGCCACATCATGGTCACGCCTCGCGTGCTCAGCGAGCTCATCAAGCAGACCGTCCACCACGGCCGCCACGACCAGATCCAAGTCAATAACGGCTCAGTGACCTTCGGCGCGGCTTCCCTCTCAATCACGGGGCCTTACGGGCCTGTTCAGGTGGTCTCAGCTCCGTTCCTAGAGCGTCATGATCGCATCGCCCCGAACTTGGACTCGGGTTCTGTGTTTGACGGATCGCTCGCGGCGCCTTCTGTCCAGGTCCAGACAGCGGCCAACGCAAACAACGCGTCTAAGTTTGTCGCGGCTGACAACGGTGATTATATCTACCGCGTCGTAGCGGTGGGAGATAATGGCGTGAGCGTGCCGGTCGATACTGCGGCGGTGACAGTCGCGGCGGGTGAGCAGGTCACCTTCACGATTCGACACGCGGCACACGCGGGTGTTAAGTACCTTCGTGTTTATCGTAGCGCCAAAAACGCAACGACAGCAGACGGGGCGCTTCTGATCGAAGAGGTGAAGGTCACTGCCCAAGATACGGTTGTGACAGATAACAACGCGAACATTCCGGGCGCGTCTGAGATCTTATTCTTAAACTTCTCACCTGATTACATGTGCTATTATCAGATGTTAAGCCTAGTGCGTCGGCCTCTCGCGCAGATCTCAACCACGTTCCCCTTCTTGCTCATGATGTTTGGTGCGCCCGCTGTCAAGCTGCCTACCAAGATGTTTGTTGTCAAGAACGCAGGCGTTAACGCGTCAAGTGGCCTGAGCGCGATTACAGATCCACAGCTTCTCGGACTTCACATTTAAGGAGATAGGCGGTTATGAGCATGATCAAAATACGACACCCTAGACTCAAAAACGTTGAGCTCTCGCTTGCAGACGGTCTTGTGACCATCGACGCCGAAGGGCTCCTCACGGGTGATTTGTCAGCCGCTCAGATCGCCAAAGCCTCCCTAATGGGGTGGGAGATCGAGGACAAGCCGAAGCCAAAGCGCCGGCGCCCCTCACGTAAGATCGCTTCTAGCGATAAAGAAGAGTAGGCCCCAATGGCAACCATCCAAGAGCGCGGGTATGATGTCCAGTACCTCAAAAACACTTATCTGTTAGGTGTGGATTTAACTCTTGATGATGGTAGC